TTCGGAATGAAACGCTGGTCTTAACTGACCCGCTGCGTCGGACGCGCTGGTTCTTGGTTTGGGATACTGAACCAGGAGCGTTGCTTGCGCTGGTGGAAACACCGTCGAGCTGCGCAACAATTGGCTTGCCTACCGAAAGAGGCGTAAAGAGTTGCTCGCCCCTACCAATACGCTTGGCCTTGTCGTAGGCTCTGCCGATAGCCCTAATCTGCTCTGGCGGAGCGACTGCAGGGTCAGTAGTATATTGTCCAGGAACGCCCTTTGTGTCCTGGAACGCACGTGGAATGCGACGCATCTTTGCCATTAATCAACAGCTCCGTAGTAGGAGAAGGAGGGTGTCTCCGCAGCCTTCTCGGGATTCCTAATTGCATGGCGAATTGCAAGTGCAAGCGCCATAACTGCATCTGTTTCTAGCTTCTTATCATTGAGCTTGTAGCCCAGAAGTTGCTTTCGCATCTCCATCCACGGGCCAATACGCGGGAATGCAATCTGGCCCTTGTCAATAATTGACTTGAGATCGTGAAGCATCTCAAGCTTCTTTGCCTTAGTCCCCCCAAAGTCCACCCCACGAATTGGGCGGATAACACTGAATTCTTGCTGAAATAGCCGCCCGCCTAGCCCCGTTGAGTCAACAACCGTAGTGCAGAACGATCGATCCTGGTTGTAGAGCAAGTGGCTCTCCCTCACCATATTAACAACGGCGGGGATTGTCTGCTTTCCTCCCCTTCTTCGGGCTCGGACGCCGCGTAGATTTTGGCGATCTGAATAGTCAACCGTGACAGCCCACGTCGCGTCGGCAGAAATACCAGGGTCGACTCCCTGCACGTACCGTCGTCCGACAACTGGCGCAACGTCATCGGCAAGATCATCTCTGAAACATTTGTCCACTGTGATTGCCGAGAAGAAAGACTCTCTAGCCTCAATGAACTCTCCATCAATATTCTGCGGGATAAGGTACGCATCCTGCTGGCGTAGAATAGCATCAAATGTATCGGCTGACAAGCCGTACCCAACGTTATCCCTTGTTGATAGCCTGAAGCTCATAAATTGCGGGTCCCTCAGCGGATTCGTCGGATCTCCCCGATCCCACAGGTCTGCGTAGAAGTTCTGCCCCTCTGTTGGAGTCCCGATGAAGTGTAAGGGCCCGCCAGTAGAGAGCCGCCGTAGGTTCAGCACCTCTTGGTAAATCAAATCCAGATAGGGCTCGAATGCTGCTTCGTCGAAGGAAATTCCGTGCATGTCTTTCCCAAGCAGCGCTTTGGCCTTGTCTTGCGTTGTTCGGAAGTGAATGTTCGCCCCGCCGAACGTTGGGTGAATCTTGATCCATGGATATTCGCCTCGGTATTTTTTATCATATGATGCAACCGCCCCAATTTCCCTGGTTAGCGGACAGCCATTTCCTTTTTGCGCTGGGTGAATACCCTCAAGAATAATTGAGAGCTCCCTGTACACCAGCTCCGCCGTCTCCTGCTGGATACCAATATGATACCACTCGTACGGCTGGGTCATCCACCTTCTAGCGTCATTAACAGATCCGTCAGGCGATTTGGAACCGAGTTTGTAGAAGGCATGATGAAAGCAAACGACCGCCATCGCCAGCGTTTTCCCCGCACGATTGCCTGCGGATACGACGGTTGTGAGGTATCGTGGCCGCCATCCCGAATCATCGCGCTCGGCGCAGGCCTTCCACCATCGTACCTGTCCTTCGTTTCCCTTAATGCCGAGCCAGCGAGCAGCAAAGAACTCGATGTCAGTGCGGCCGAGAGCCAGATCGTGTGCAATAGATCCTTTCGCGAGCTCAACTTGCAACCTTTTTGTCCTTCCCCTTATTCCGTGAGCTGATAGCACGCGCCTTTGCCTTTGCGTCGGCCTTGCTGCTGGCCCCCCATGCCTGAAGACTTAGAAGCAGTCTTGTCGGTCGGCCCTTTTCGTCCCGCTCTGGCCCAGGTGTGCCGCCCATTCGGGCTAGGAATGAAGCCCTTCGTGGGTTATCCCCGCTCTTAACTGGGGCCTTAAGCGTTCCGCCAGTCTGCGCCTTGTAGGAAGCTCGGCCAGCGGCGTTTAGTCCGCCCTTTGGATTTTGTCCAGCTTTGCGCTGCCATGCTGCCGTCTTAGGCATTACTTAGCCTTTTTCTTTCTAGATACTACAATCTTGCCGTCTTTTTCCTTCACCGTCATCCCAGCGCGTTCTGTCTGGGCTTTCAGTTGTCGATACTTCTCAGAGACGGTCAATCTTTTATCTGGCATTACTTCTTCTTCTTTGCCGTCTTAGCAGAATCCTTAAAATCCTTTGCAGTAGGAGCGCCCTTGCTCCCGACCTTGCGCATCTTCTCGCCAGAGCCAGCGGCAATGCGCTTCTTCTTGGCGTTGATGTTTGCGTAGAGGCCTGGCTTGGCTGGCATTATGAAGCGCCGTACTTCTTGGTTTCGGCCTTCTTCTTCTTCATCGGCTCGCCCTTTTCGTGCTTCTTCTGAGCCGCCTTGCCCATGCCCTTTTGATCCTTAGCAACGCCGCCCTTGACGACGATCTTACCCTTAGCCATAGTTGCCTTACCCTTCGTCTTACCTGCTGAAGCGAGTGCCATTGCAATCGCCTGCTTCTGAGGATGACCCTTGTGGATCTCCATTCGAATGTTTGCTGAAATTGTTTTCTGCGACGAACCCTTCTTCAGTGGAATATTAATATCCTCTTTTCTTATTAACTACTGGCTTTTTTGGGGCGACTGTTGCCTTTTTTGCTGGTGTTGATGGTGTTGCTGGCGTCGTTGTCTTTGGGGCTACCTTTGGGGCCGCCTGGGCTGGCGCCTGCGGCGCTGTAGGCGCCTTGCTCTTTGTTGGCGAAGCCGTTGTGCCAATGCCCATTACGCGGCTTTGGTTGGCAATTGTCCGAACTGGCTGGTAGTCAAAAGCTGGGCTTCGATTTACGCCGCTCTTCCCTGGCGCGTTTACGTCAGTAGGCGTAGTAGGCCTACCAGACCTTTTGAGCTTTTCGCCCTCTTGGTTCTTAAAATATTCCATCAGGTCCTGATCAATGCCGCGAACTCCGCCTCGGCCAGATCGGCCAAAACTAGATCGTCCAAAGCCACGCTTGACGCCAGTGGTTCCGTATTCAGAACCGCCAAACCTGTTTCCCCCGAAAGTGCCCTTCTTTGCCATATTAAATATCAAACTGCCGTTCGGCAGTCTCCTTATCTTCTGGGGCCTTTTCCTTAATGCCGAACGCGGTGTTCTTTGGGTCTAGGTACTTTACGAGAACCTGCAACCCAGAAGCAAGGCCAGCTGACAGAACTGTGCGGAAGTCTCCGCCAGAGATGTCAAGCAACGGAATTCCCAGGCCCAACGCAACCGACATGCTGACGGTAACAAAAGTGCGGAAGAACTCAACGATTGCCTCGTCAAGGCCCGTGTTGTCTTTGATTCCCTGAATCCATGCCTTAAGATCTGCGTACATTTTTTCTCCTACTTCCACTCAATGATAATAACATGCTTGTGCGGAAGGTCCTTATCCTTGCCAGCCACACGCTTTGAATCAGCAATTTCCTTAAGTTGATCTTCGGTAAGCTTTACGGCAAACTTCTCGTTGCCCTTGCCAGAACGCGTTGGGCACGCCCACTGCCAACCGTCAACTGGATCCCATCCAGCAGATGTCATGTGGCCGTAGCCGCCAGCAAGATGCTTTGGGTCCTTCTTGCCACCGCCGCCCTTTGGTCCCCACCATCGTTCCCAGCGCTTGTGCCATTCAGAGATCTCTAGCCCCAGCGGATATCCGACAGGCTGCTGCACCCAAATGCCAAGTGCTGCCCCGCGGTGCGCAGAGGCGACGATGTCGTCCCACGATTTTGCGTATCGGGCAATTCCCCCGAGAACCTTAACAGTTTTAATTAAATCAGGAAGATTAGACCCGTTGTCATTTACTCCCTGCTTGTCAAGTCGCCCTGTTGCCCTGGCCTTAGCCTTAATGCCGTCCCCAGCCGAGGGGTCAATCGCGTACTTTGAGGCCCAGGCAACGGCCGCAGCCATGCTAGAGGGTCCGCAGTCATCAAGAATGCCGCCCTTTTCTACGTGATCGAGTTGCGACTTAACCTTAAACTTCATTTATTCCTCTCAGTGCCGTTGCTTGCCGCAGAGGCAGAGCTTTTTGACTTCGCCGCTTTCGACTAGCTCCTTAGCCGTTTTATAGCGTCGAACCGTTTCTTTTTGGAAGAATGCAACCTCTTCCTTGCTTAGATATTCTTTATGCAACATGAATAAATGCCTAGCCCAGGACTTTGTGTGAAAGTCTTGAGTCCATAGATGGGCCAGTTCGTGGAGCACTGTCTCTGGGTGCGTGTCGCAAAGCTCGATTGACTTGCGAACTTCGTCCGCAACCCCCATATCGCACTCTCGATTAAACCAGTGATGGTGCAATTGAATAAACGAAAGCGGGATTTTATGCCGATTGACTGCCCTCGCGGCCATCCGCAGGCTCCTGCGCCATGTCTCGTAGCCCCGAATAGTCATCCAAAACGAGGTTTTCACCCTGAATGGATAGCTCTTGAGCTCCCTCGACTCCTGCGTCCACATCAAAAACCATAGCGGTACCTTCGAGTATAGGATATCCTCCAAGAATGCCCGCAAGGGCCAACGTGAGTTCGCGGTCACTGCTTTTCTCCTGTCTTCGATCAATAATTTCTTGTGCCCGCAGCCCCTCCGCCAAACTTGGAGTTAATTGTCCCGCCTCAACCAGGGTCATTACCTGGTCGCGGACCAATCCCGCCAAATCCCCCTTAAACTTCACAGTCCCTTGCTGCTTCTTTAATACCTTTGCGGCTTCAATTCTGGCCGATTCGTGTGCCGACGTCAAGTGTTCGCGCTTGTGCTTTCCGATGGTGATGCGGCTAATGTAGGCACCTTCATCTTTAAGCCAGTTTGAGACGGCAATGTCGCTCATGCCCTGGCCAACCCGCTTGTTAATGAGATCTACAAGAGGGCTTCGGCAGACGTGGCATCCAGTCAAGACTGGAGCTAGGTCAGTCAAATGCCCACCAGTGCAGCAATCTCCTCTTCAGTGAGTCCGAGAGCAGCGAGCTTAGCGCGTGCGCTGTCCTTGACTGCGGCGGCAGCCTCTTCAACGGCTAGGCGCTCGGCGTTAGCAGCGGCAGCGGCAGCCTGATCGACAGCCTCTTGCGCCAATTCCTCAGCAGTGGATTCTCGCTCAATGATCTCGCCTGTGGTGACATTTACTTCATAACGCATCAGGACACTCCATACAGGTAGAACTTACCTGTGACTGTTTGGGTTGAAGATGGGATGAAATCAATCTGCGTGATGGCAGCGGTGCCAATGTAAACACCTCTTAGATCTGCGTACGTATCAGTGGCTTCTTGTGCTGATCTGACTGTAAAGAACTTATTTGTGCTTTCGGCATAACGATAAATGTCAATGACTCCTTTAGTTTGTAGGCTGTAGGTTGCGCTGCTTGTAGTATTTGCGCCGATAGGAGCATACTGATTGGTGGTTCCAATCATGGTGGCAGTCGAAGTTACACTTGAGAGGGTTGCCTGATTTCTATAATGGTATTGACCAGCGGTAGAGTCGTTGTTCAATCGGATTCCCCACCATCCTGAAGAAACACTTTGAAAAACATCAAAATAGATCATCTGCAAATGTTTGTATGTTCCAGGAATGCTTGTGAAAGAAATCGTGGTGGCGTTGCTTGGCGTAGCCGTAGCAATCAGCGTTATGCCAGCCTTATCTGTGTTTTCCCCAGAGATTAGTGTGTACATTAGCTAATCTCTACGCCATACGCAACGGCGTTAAGTCTCGAGCCAGTTAAGAACTCCATGTCTAGGCGCTCGCCTGCCTCTAGCACGATGTTGCTAATTTGAACAACCTGGTTGGTGCCGACTGTAAGATTTTGCACTACGGTATTTACATAATTTGTTACCGATGCAGCACCAGCAGTCGTAAGGAAAATTCTTTGTCCATGAGCGGTACTTGCCACGTTTTCTAGGGCACTACCCGCATTAAAACCTTGTGGATAAACTTGAATTAGCTGGCCGCCTGTTACCGCAGGGAATGTTGCAAACGTTGGGCCCACACTTGATCCCGTAACCGAAATAGTAGTTGATCCCGTATATGGAACTTCAAGATTATATAGATCTGGTTTGCCGCTGGCGTAAGTGAATGTAGAGTATGTTTTTAATTTAGTTGAGATACCAGCAAACCATACGTAAACATTAGTACCGCTATGCACCATAACTCCAGCACCGTCAGGTGTCCATGCCATTGCATCAAAATTCTGTGGCCTAAATGCAATTGACGATCCAGATGATGCGTAATGCGTCCAGCTTCCGTTTGTCTGTCGCTCGTAAAGTACTACAACGCTGTTAGTATTTCCAGTACCAGAATAATCCCTGTTGTAGGCTACGGCAAGATACTTTCCGTTTGGGGAAAACTTTACCGAAGCAATTGGCCTAACCGATGTTGGAACCGTCACTCCAG